ACCCCAGAAACCCAATGCCGAACCACGCACTACACAAAATGCGCCTGCCACGAAAAAGGATGGCAGAATAAATGGCAGTGCGCTGTCGAGATGGCCGCGCAAGCCGAGGCAAAACTAGACGCACTAATGTGGGCACAGCCAGCCGATCCACGATATGCGCGATTTGGTGAGGCGGTGTGGAAATACATCACCGATCAGGGCGGCGACTTCTGCGGGGAGGAAATCAGCGAAGACATCCTACCACTCGCGCAGGCCGCTGAACTCTGTTGCCGCGTAAAATACGACCCCGCCATCCACGGCGAAGGCATCGAAGCTGATCCTGGCTGCGAAATCTGGTATTGGGGGAACGTCTAGCTGTGGCACCGACATGAGCGCAACCGACTTTATACTCACGCAGGACATCCCCGCTCATGGCGGTTGTCCACCAGCGTCTTGTTGTGGTTCTTTGGATCTTCGCCTCGGGGACTGCATGGAACTCATGGCGACCTTCCCCGATGGTCACTTCGACCTGGCAATCGTCGATCCTCCCTACGGTCTCGGGAAACGGCTCCACGCTGGAGGAAGAGACGCGCAAGAGGGGCGGATCAGCGTCTCGCAATACAAAGGCAAGGAATGGGATGTGCCGCCAGGGGCGGAATACTTCGAGGAACTCCGGCGCGTGTCGAAGCATCAAATCATCTGGGGCGGAAACTACTTCGACCTGCCGCCGACTCGTGGAATCCTCATCTGGGACAAGGTGCAGCCGATGCCAACGATGAGCTTCGGGGAAATGGCGTGGACAAGCTACGATAAGCCGATGAAGAAAATCGAGTTCGCATACACGAACTACGTCGAAGGCAAAGGGCCAGTATCCAAGAAAATCCACCCCACACAAAAGCCGGTGGGACTCTACCAGCGCGTGCTGGCGGAATACACCAAGCCGGGGATGCGCGTGCTGGATACGCACTTGGGAAGCGGAAGCATCGCCATCGCCGCGCACTATGCCGGAATCAATCTCACGGCCTGCGAAATCGACGCGGAATACTTCGCTGCCGCAACCGCCCGGATCGAACGGGAGACGCGGCAAACGGATCTCTTCATTCACCACAACAGCGTGATATCCAAACACCCATGAGCACCCCAGAAACAGACCAGTGGTCACACGGCATCCACAGTTGCCACAATGCGTGCGTCAGACCCATGTGCGTCCTGAGGCGCGAACGTGACGAGGCCCGCAAGGATGTGCGCGATTTGATGGAGCAATATCAAGACCATTTACAGTATGGCGACGAGTTTGTAGACTGCGCACTAATCCAAGGCATTTGCGACCGACTAAGCGAGTGGGAAACTGAACAAGCAAAACCATGGGCGGCAGACCAGTAAAATACACTCCAAAAGGAACCCGCTTTGGTTTCTATGTTACAACCGGCGTTGGCCCAATCTCCATGGGTGGTAACAACCACTGGCAGGTGCAATGCGTTTGCGGGACGATCAAGCTGTGTAAGGCCGCTAACCTTCATTCAGGCAGGTCCAAATCATGCGGGTGCAGTGCTGGGGACACGATCAGCTTGAAGGCTATCATGAGGCTTAACCCGGCCACCGGGAGGGCAGCAGGACCGAGGCGGCACCGGGAGATTACGGACCCGGTAAAGCCAAAGCCACCCGCCCAAGAGCCTGTCGATATGAGTCCTGCAATGAAGACGGCACTAGCCATGAGGAAGACCTTTGCAAAGTGGGCCGAGGTCTTTGATGCCACCGGCCTGACACGCGAAGAAATAGAAGCATACCAACAATGACCCCAATCCAAGACCGCATCTTTTTGGCAGCGCTGGCCCAAGCCGGGATTCCTTCGCCGGTGGCTGAGTTCAAATTTCATCCAGTCAGGAAATGGAGAATGGACTTTGCTTGGCCGGAGCAGAAAGTGTTCCTGGAAGTGGATGGCGGCATCTGGTGCGGGGGCCGGCATACGAGGGCACGCGAGATGCTGAAAAGCTGGGAGAAGGAAAACGCGGCCGCCACCCAAGGCTGGCGGGTGCTGCGATGCCAGCCAAGGGACTGCTGCAAGCTGGCAACCATTAATGCGATCCGGGCCGCGTTGAGCCTGACGCAGCTAACCACTTCGTAAACCGTGAGAGCGATGGGAAGGGTGAGGACACTGGCCCTCTGAATGCCGATCCACCTGCGTCGGTCCCGATCCACGGAGCAGGTTAAATTTCTCAAACAATCAAAACCAAACAATTATTATGGCTGGCGACTGGATAAAAATTGAACACTCCCTACCGGACAAGCCGGAGGTGATGGAGATGGCGCAGATTCTTGGGATCGACCCTGACGCGGTGGTGGGTAAACTCATTCGCGTGTGGACTTGGTTCGATAATCATACCGACGACGGTAACGCAAATGTAACGGTCCGAGCGTTACTTGACCGTTACACTGGCGTTACAAATTTCATCGTGGCGATGCAGGATGTTGGCTGGATGAGTGAGCGCGAGGGGATGCTGGCCATAGGGCATTTTGACCGGCACAATGGCCAAACCGCAAAAGCACGGGCAAACACGAACAGGAGGGTGGCAAAATCCCGCGAATGTAACGCTGGCACCGTTACAAATGTAACACCCGCACCGTTACAAAAACCGTTACCAGAGAAGAGAAGAGAAGAGAAGAATATCATTTCCTTATCAGGAAATGATAATGGCGATCCTGAATCCGTGACCTTGCCGGAGGGTGCGCCAGCCGAAGCGGTGACGGCATGGGCCGAGTGGCAGGCCTACCGCCAGTCCAGAGCCGCCGCCAAGGGGGCGCTGAAGTATCCATGGACGGAGCAGGCGGCGCGGATGGGGGCCAACCAGATGATGGCCTACATCGGCACGCACGGAATCAGGGCGGTCTGTGACCGGGTGGCTTCGGCGATCAGCTCAAACTGGAAGGGGATCAATCTGGATAGCATGGAATGCAGCAAGCTGGCGTCTGCGGCACCAATCGAAAATCAATACGGACCACTCCAACCCGATAAATGGAAACTCAAAGCATGACCCGCACCGCACCCTGTCCCATCTGCGGCGTTGCCGTGACCCGCGAGGCGGTGATCTTTCTGGGCCGTGAGCTGCTGGCCGGCTTGGCCTGCCTGTGCCAGGCCTGTGATGATAAACGTGCACTTGAGGAGGCGACTGCGAAGGCCGTGCGGAGCTTTCGCGACGCCTGGGAAAAGATCGTCCCGCCAGCCTACCAAGCCGCCCAAATCGAATCCGTTTCGGTCCGGCTCCGGCAAGCCGCTGTCTGGCTGCCGAAAGTGGGGCAAACGGGATTAGGCATCCATGGGCCGTCTGGCTGCGGGAAAACGCACTGTATGGCGTTGATGGTGCTGTCTGCGGCAATCCCCTTCCGATGGCTCACCGGGGCCGCCCTGCGTGCTCTGGCGCTCAATGCGGCCATGCTGGATGGGGCAGAGCGGGACGATGCGCGAAAAACCCTGTCCAGTCTGCGGAATGTGCCGCTTTTGGTGATCGATGACTTGGCGGAGGTGAGGTTTACGGAGGCTTTCGCCGAGAAGCTTTTTGAGCTGTTGGAGCACCGGAATACATCACTGCTCCTGACCTGCTGGACGGCGCAGCATGGGCCGGGGAGATTGGCGGCGAAGATCGCGGCCGGGAAAGGAGTGGATCAGGGGACGGCTGAGGCGATTGAGCGGCGGCTGGTGCAGCACTCTGTTATTTTTGAGGGATAACCCACAACTAAAACAACATCATGAAAGACCAATACGACAGACAAGAATTAATCACCATCGTCTCCGCGCTACTCGCCACCGGCCACTACTCAAGAGTTTTGGTCTGCGAAGACGGCGACGAGGAACCGCGAGTGAGGAAGACAAGGATCGGAAAAGACTGGAAGGACGAGAGCGCATGGGGATTCTTTCAAGCCTGCGCGGTAGAAGACGCTTTGGATATTTTGGATGAGATCACAAAAGCCATTGAGGCGAATCCCTTTGAGTAAACGCCAAACACAAAACCATGAGCGACCACTTCCTAAGAGATAAAACCGGCCGATGCCATACGATTGTGAGTGTGGCCAACGTCTACCTATACAACGGATTCACCTTTGAGTTCCATCCCTTTTTCGGGGGGCCATGCAAGATTAAAAAGAACGGAGACCCAGCCGCCCGGCTGGGGGTGAAATTCTTTCGGGCCGTTGATGACTGGAATAAGCTAACAGATGAGCAAAAGACAGCAACTCAAATTGCCGGATGACCACCCTCCAAGCCAACGCCGACAAAACGATCCGCGCCGCGCACGCTGCCGGGATGACGGACGCGGGCCTGCTGCGGTTGATTGCCCAGATTATTGTCAGGCTGGAGGGGCGGACGACCTGTAATCGGTGGGAGATGGTGGAGATGGTGAAGAGGATGTTGGATTATTGATCGGAAAAGAAATCGTAAAAAGTGCGATGATAAGTGTTGACTGTGTCGTAAAAGGTGCGATAATGCAAACACCGGAGGGGATCATCCCGAAGGTCACAACCAACCACAATGACAACTCAACTCACCTCCGATCAGATTACCGCACTCATCTACGTACGTAACCATTTCGGTCGGAAGGCCAAGGGGATGATCCGGGACGCATGGACTGACGGCAACTATTGGTTTGCCCGTGAGCACGACAGTGCCCTTCAGCGTCTCCGCAACAACGGACGCGGCAGGGAGATTCTGGCCAAGGTCAATCTGTCGGCTCTCTAAGATTTAACCAACCCGCTGGGGTTCGATCCCCCGGCCAACTAATCACCGACCATGACCACCACCAAAAAAATGCCACCGACAGCCGCACACATGGCAGCACTCAACGAGCTGCGAGCTGCTTGTGCCGCATTAAACGCCGCAGCATGGCGTGAGCTTACCCAGCAGGAGGACGACATTCTGACGGTCAACTGTGATGCCGCGACGGCGCACGTTGCCATGCATGAGGCGCTGGCTGCATGGAAAAGCGCCAATCAACGGAAGATTGATTTGCTGTGGCAAGCCTGCAACCGTCGATGAGTTACTTCCTGATCATGACCTTCCCCAAAAACCACCAACCAGAACCAATTCAATGAAATCAATCTACACCGTCCGGCAGATCAACATCCATGACGGAAGCCGCACCGAGGTAGCGGCTCCGTTCTCCTCCCGCCGCGAAGCCATCAAGACGGCAGAGGAACACAAAGCCGGAGGCCGTTACTGCGAGGTCATGGAGACCGCTGTCGGCGTCGCCCCTCATGCCGTTGTGATCCACCAAACCGCAACTGGCAAATGACATTCTCTGAACATCTCATCGCCCAGCGGCAATTATTAAACCTGACCCAGGCTAAGGTCGCGGAACTGCTGGGGATCAGCAAGTCGGCTTTGGAGAAATGGGAGGCTGGGGTCAAGACGCCCAAGCCGCTGACGCAGGAGGGGGCGATTGCGCGTTTTGAACGGGCGCATCAGGCGGGGACTTGATCTAGGCTACCCACACCGTGGGGGCGGCTACTACTTCCTCTTGGGCCATGCAGCGGCCGAGGGCCATGACGGCGGCGACGATGCCGTCGATCTTTTCGCGGCTGCGCTTTTTGTTGGGCTTGATGGCTCCGCTGGGGTCCATCTCGCAGGTTACGTTGCCGGCCTCCCAGGCGAGGAGGGGACTGCCATCGTGCAGGAGGTGGCCGCCTTTGACGAGCCGCTCAAACTCTGAGGTGGGGGCGCCCATGGATTTGTAGCCTTGGCCAAACTCAAAGACCTGCATCCCGTCTTCTTGGAGGTGCTGGACGGTTTCGAGCGATCCCCATCGGTCAAAGGCTACGTCGGTGACTTCGTAGTCAGCGCAGATCCGTTGGATGCCGTGGCGGAGGGCGACGAAGTCGGTGGTGTTGCCTGCGGTGGCATTGATCCAGCCTTCCTTTTTCCAGCTCTCGTAGGGCACGCGGTGCTCGCGGGTGCGGGTGGCGATGTCGTCGCCGGGGCACCAGTGGTAGACTAGGGCGGCGTGCTTGCGGATGCCGATGGCGCGGAAGACTTCGTCAGGGCGGAAGACGAGGGCGAAGGCGGAGAGGTCGCTGACCTTGGCGAGATCGAGGGCACCGTGGCATTTCCGGCCCTTGAGCTTTTCGGCGAGGTCTTCGCAGCCGCCCTTTTTCCAGTCGTCGGGATCAAGCCACCGCTCTGCGACGTTGGCCCAGATGTTCAGCTGTTTTGTCAGGAAGTCAGGGAGGGCGGAGGGGGTGGCGCGGACTTTGGATACCTCTGTCTCGAAATAGTGGCGGGGCTTGATGGTGAGGTAGCCGGGGTTTGCTTTGCGCCAGACTGATGGATCGTCCCAGTGGTCGATGTCTTCGGGGTCGGCCATGGCGATGTAGGCGAAGAAGGCTTCGTCAGTGAGGGTTCCATTCAAGACATCCTCCGCACGCTTGTGGGTTTCGTAGGCGAAGGAGTGGGTGTTGTTCCCGGCGGTGGAGATGTCCAGCATGAGGGGCTGGCGGCGGGCACCCATGCCGGACTGGAGGACGTCCCACAGATCGCGGGAGGGCCAGGCGTGGGTTTCGTCACAGATGGCAGCGTGGGGGTTCAGGCCATCGAGCTTGTCGGAGTCGGCGGAGAGGGGTTCAAACCGGGAATTAGTGGAAGGGAACTCCAGGACGCTGACCTTTTCCACGAACCGGGCGCGGACTTTCTGGTGGGCCTTCCGCAGCATGGTGCAGGAATCCCGGAAGACGAGCCGGGCCTGATCCCGTTTGGTGGCGGCGGCGAAGATTTGAGCACCCGGCTCGTCATCGAGGGCTAGCAGGTAAAGGGCGATGGCGGCGGCGAAACAGGTTTTGCCGTTCTTCCGGGGCACTCTCATAACGGCGGTCTTGAATCGACGCATCCCGCTGTCAGCATACACCCAGGAAAAAATGGAATAGGCGACGAACTTCTGGAAGGGGGCGAGGCTAAGGGGTTGGCCTGCCCACTCGCCGGTGTATTGGCGGAGGAGGAGGCAGAAGGCATCGAGGTTTCCGCCACGGTCAGGCTGCCAGAGGTAGGGGAAATCGGCGGTGCCCTGCCGATCCAGATCATTCAAATGCCGCTGGCAGGCTAGCTTGACGAGCTTCCCTGCCGGAGTCTCGCCGGACAGGACGGACCGCGCATAGGCGGTGGCGGGGTCTTCTGCCGGGGCGGTGTGGCGCTTGGCTGGCATGGGGTCAATCAGTGAGGGCCGAGGTAATGCCATGCAAGCGGCACCACGCCCGGAACCTGTCCGTTGCCAATGCACCGGGTGCGGTCCACCCGATGGGTAGACCCATCATCCATTCTAGCCAGTCCGGGTTCGGCACTCCACCAGTCAGGCCGAACCGGTCGCGCGCCGCATTCATCCGGCTGACGATGTCGCCGCCCCGCCAGTTCGCTGACTTCCTGCGGAATCGGTGATCGCTGGCCAGGGGTGTTGGCCACAATCCACATACGCGGCCGGTTGTGATTCCCTCCGGCGTCGGAAGCGGCGATAACTCCCCACCTCGCATCATACCCCATTCCGGCAAGTTCTGAGAGGATAAAAGCAAGGCCACGCTTCCGCAGTCGTTTGGAGTTTTCTGCGATGACGTAGTGCGGCCTGACTTCGCCGATGATGCGTAGCATTTCCCGCACAAGGCCGGAGCGGATGCCGTCGATGCCTTCGCGCTTCCCGTTGATTTGCCCCGCCTCACTGATGTCTTGGCAGGGAAATCCTCCACTGATAATGTCCACTTTTCCACGCCATTGGTTTCCGTCGAATGTGATAACGTCTTCATGGATTGGGAATGGTGGCAGGTGCCCATCGGTCTGCCGTTGGTTAAGGATTGATCTGGCAAAGGGATCTTTTTCGACGGCGCAAACGCACTGCCAGCCGAGGAGGTGGCCACCAAGGATGCCGCCGCCAGTGCCTGCGAATAAAGCAAGCTCACGCATTCCGTTCCTCCTGACTGTATTTGGCGTGACACTTGACGCAGAGGGCCATCAGATTGGAGTGGGTGTAGGCGAGGTGCGGGGCGGTCTGCAGGCTTTGCTTGTGGTGGACTTCCTGCGCGGGCGGGGGGAACTCTCCGTGCCAGCCGTGGGGGTTTTCGCAGATTGGATTCCGCGAGATGTAGGTGAGCCTGACTCTTTTCCAGAAATTGGAATTACGGAGATCGGAGGCGATCCGCAGGCCGGTGGTCATCCGCCGGGTTTGGCGATCGTAAACCTGCCGGGAGTGGGATGGCGCGGAAAATTTGGGCAGGCTGTGCTGGGGCGGCTTGGTGGGCATTCAGTTACCGCGCTGGGCTTTTAGGAGTTCGGCGAAGGGGTCGTCTTCCTTGACGTTGCCACCGAACTTGGCGCGGGCGGATGGGGTGAGGCCGAGGCTGGAGAGGTAGCTGAAGCAGTCCTTCCCTGACTTGAGCATGGTGTTCATGAGGGGATGGGCTTTTACGTTGCCTTGATTGTCGCAGACCGTGCGGCCATCTAGCTGGATGGAATCCCGGCATTCCTTGTATAGCTGGAAGGATTCGGCGGCGTGGATCAGGAAGATGCGGTCAGCGGCGTCGATGAAGCCCATGAGGAGCAAGCACTCCACGGCATCGTCCCAGAACTTGAGGCCGTGGGCTTCCAGGTGGTCAGGGGGGCGGGGGTCAAACTCTCCGGCCTTGGGGGCATCCTTGCTGGGCAGGGGCTTGGGACCGGCACCACCCTGGCTGACGCGGCGGGTGCGGCCGAGGCTATCGTGGGACTTGGTGGTCTGCATGATGGGAGATGGTGGAGGCTAGTAAGAGGATGACGGCGGCGCAGATGGCCGGCGGGATAGCGATGATGGCGAGGGCGGCGGCGATGAGCTGGAGACCGAGGTTGATCAGGGCGTTGAGGAGTCTCATGGGTCGCCCTCCTTCTTTGGCAGCTCGACTTGCCACCAGCTTTTGTCATGGAGGCGGGAGCCGGTGAGCACCCCGGCCTTGCATAGCCGGACGACGTGCTGGCGGCTGATGTTGAGTTTCTTGGCAGCTTGGGAGGTGCTGAGTTTTGCCATGGGTGAAAAGTATGGGGTTCCCAATGTGCCGCAAGTTCTTAGTGTGCCTAATGTTCCGAATGTTCCTTTATTTCTGATCAGACAGAAATCCAGTATTGCAAGAAGCCCGATAAAAAGCGATAGGTCCGCCCATGCTCCGAGCAATCGCCGCCCTATCCGCCTTCTTGGCGCTGGCGTGTGCCGCTTGCACGGTGCGGCCTCTGATCCGCTCTGGGGAGTCTGTGGTTTCTCTGGGCGGATCGATCTTTACGAAGTCAGCCGGGGAGACTGCCAGTTATTCTGGGCCGCTGGGGACGCTGAGTTATAATGACACTGGCAAGGATGAGACGGTGATCCCTGGGAAGATTGCAAATTACTATGGAGTCAAAGCGGTGACGGAGGCGGCAACGTCGATGTTCCGCACCAGCGAGAGCACGACCCGCATTCTGGCTAAAGAGGAAACCTCGCGGGCCGCTACTTCATCCGCTGCGGATGTGGAGAAGCTGAAAATCTTAAACCCCATCGAGGAGGCCGTTCCGGTGAACCCATGAATTTCCCTGTCATGAATGAAATCAGCAGCTCAAAATCCATTTTCAAATCCAAGACTGCCTTTGCCGGGGTCTTGGTTACCCTGGCCGGTGCGGTTGGCTCCTTCGCTCCGGGCCTCGCGCCGTGGATCGCTGACCATGCGGACCTTGTGCTTATGGCTGCAGGGATTCTTCAGGTCGGGCTGCGGATGGTTACTAAGGGCAGCGTTAATCTTTTCGGTGAGTCTGACTAGCTGCGCGGGGCATCGGGAAGCAGCGCAAATCCTCAAAGCCTATCCAATCCAAACCCCGGCCAAGCCGATCCAACCTGAACCGCTCCAATACACTCCGCTGATCCCCCGCACTGAGACGGAGCTGGAACGACAAGCCACCGAAGAAGATACCGCCCTGCAACTCCTGAAAAGCCTGCGCTTTCTGCCATGAAAACCTATCTGCTCAAATACCTTGCCACTTGGTTGGCGGATAATAACAAGGATGTGATCAACCTGATCGTGTCATCGATCAAGTCGGCGGATGCCCGCTTCGAAAAGGGACCGGAGAAACTGCAATTCGTCCGCACCGCGGCCTTCTCCTACCTGACGGGGAAGGCGGGATGGATGGTCGATACTATCATTCACCTTTTGCTGGCCTGGACTCGCAAATCATGAGCACCCTGACCGTCCGCCAGAAGCTGATCGACATCGCCCGCCGCGAGGTGGGGGTGCGTGAAGTGGGGCGGAATAGTGGGAAGAGGGTGAGGGAATACCAGGCGGCTTGTGATTTGGCTAAGGAGCAGCCGACTGGTTGGCCATGGTGTGCGGCATTTGTCTGCTGGTGCATTCAACAATGGGGGCAGGACAAGGGGGTGCTGGCGGCATTGAAGCTAACCGCTGCTCAATTTGAAAAATGGAGACCGAAGACTGCCGCCGCCTTTGGACTGGAAGACTGGGCCAAGAAACGCGGCCTGCAGGTTTTGTTCGCTGACGACATCCCATCACTGCGGACGGGAGACATTGTGACTTTTGACATGAGCCATACGGGCTTGGTGGCTGATGATGCCAGAGGGGTTATCAAAACCATCGAAGGGAACACCGGGGCCAGTGGTGGCCGTGAGGGGGACGGGGTGTGGGATAAGTCCCGCAACTTCAAGGAGTCCCGGAAATTCATCCGACTGCTGCCGCCATGACCGCAACCCCTACCATGAGCAGTCAACAAACGACTGACCTATCCAATCGGCTCAAAAGCCTCGACATCGTCGTGAAGATGGGGTGGGCGCTTTTGGCAGGGGCCTTCGCCATGGGGGTGTGGGTGGCGGCGATCCAGATAGCGGTGAATGAAAACACCCGGACGACTGCGGCAGTGCAGCCGCGCATCCGGGAGCTGGAGCTGAGGGAGAGCGCCAACAATGAGAAGCTGGCTAACATTTTGAAGATACTCGACCGGATAGACCAGAAACTGAATCAATGAGCGACCGAACATTCCAGACTCTGCGTGAGGCAGGCGTTTCCCAGACTGGGATTCGCCCCCGCTTCGCGCCGATGCGGAATGAAAGCCCTCTGACAAATCCGGGGAGTGAGTTCCTAGCGGCGCTGATGGGTAGCACCGGGCCGCTGGCGGCGAAGGTGAATGAGCTGACGGCGCTAGGGGTCTCGACGGTCTATGCCTGTGTGCATTACATCGCCCAGATTGTCAGCACGCTGCCGCTGGAACTTTATGTGCAGAATGGGGATAGCCGGACGCCGGCCGTGGGGCATCCTGCCCGGCGGGTGATGCGGACGCGGCCGAACCCGATCATGGTGAGCAGTGATGTGCGGTATGCGCTGGCATTCAATCAGGCGCTACACCATAACGCTTACGCGCAGCTGGTCTTCGATCGGTCGGGCCGGATCGCGGAGATTTACCCGCTGCGGACGAGGAATGTGTCGATGGATATGGTGGGGAATTTCCCGCGCTATACGGTGACCAGTGATAGCGGTAGCAAGGTGATCAGCTTTGGCCGGATGCTGCACCTGCGGGGGATGTCGCCGGATGGGCTGAAGGGTCAGGGGCCGATCAGTCTTTCTGCCAATCTGATTGGACTGGCACAAGCACTGGAAGAGAATGCCAGCCGGTTTTTCTCCAATGGATCGCGGCCGGGGATGGTTTACACGGCGGCGCCGGGGGTGAACCTGACGGAGCAGCAGCGGAACGCACTGAAAGATCAGCTCAACTCTGCTTATCAGGGGGTGGATAACTTCTTCCGCACGATGGTGCTGGAAGGTGGCGGCAAGATGGAGATGACCCGGACGGCGAATGATAGCAGCCAGTTCGATGAGATCGCCAAACGGACGCACCAGCAAATCTGCCAAGTGTTCGGCGTGCCTCCGCACAAGGTGGGGATTCTGGA